CGTTGGTGCAGGTAGTGCATCAACTTTTAACTCTAATGAAGGGGTGTTGTATGCGGAATTGGCGGCTTTGGCGGATGACGGAACATTTCGTATTTTATCCATAAGTAACGGAACAAGAGACGAGAGGATTTACATTCAATACAAACCCACAAGTAATGAGATTTCGGGCGTAGCAAAAAACAATGATACAACTCAAGCAAATATAAGTTTTGTTTTAAGCGATGAAACACAATTTGCAAAAATTGCATTTAAGTATAAAGCGAATGATTTTGCTTTGTATGTAAACGGGGTGATTGTTGGAACAGATACAAGCGGAACCACTCCCGTAGGACTTAATGAGTTTAGTTTTGACCAAGGTAATAGGGCTAATAATTTCTACGGCAAGGTAAAAGAAGTCCTTACTTTCAACTCTGCTTTATCTAATGGAGAATTATCAGACTTAACTAATCCATATAAAAGTTACAATGACTTTGCAATAACCTTTGGCTTTACGTGGGAATCACAAGATTGTACGAATAATAGCATAGCTGCTCTAAAAAGTTTATCATAATGAGTTTATACAACAAAGCAACTTTAATACTGCCAGTCTCCCCTGCTTATAAGGATGGGGCTATACAATCTTACAGGCCATTAACAAGTGAGGGGGCTTTTGCTTTTAGTAGGGGTTCAAATCTTGCTGCTACAAGGGTAGCCCCTAATGGTTTTATTGAGAAGGGGCGCGAAAATCTAATACCTGCTAGTAATTCTTTTCAATCTTGGTTTACAATTAATTCAGACCGTACATTTAACCAAAGTGGTTATGATGGCTTAAATAATGCTACTTTAATTGAAGCACTTTCAAGCGGTGTAACTGGAGGATTGCAACCTGTAGCTTACCCAATTGGAACTCAGAGTGGCGTGAATACTTTTAGTGTTTATGCTAAAGCAGGAACGGGAGATTTTCTTGTGTCTACTGTCGCTTTTCTTCCTGTTTTGATAAGCGTTTACTTCAATCTAAGTAATGGTACAATTTATTCTGACCCTAGCCCTAGTCCTGACTTAATCACATCTAAGATGGAAAACGTAGGCAATGGTTGGTATCGTTGTTCACTAACACAAAAAGAAACAATTAATCAGGTAGTTATTTCAATTTCAAACGAAGGTGGTGTACTTACTTCTATCGCAGGAGATAATATTTTTATCCAAGATGTCCAACTAGAGCAAGGATTGGTGGCCACCGAATATATTGGAACAATAACGACAACGAAAACAGCTGGCATATTAGAGGACTTACCGAGATTAGATTATAGCGGTGGGGTTACTTGTCCGAGTATTTTACTTGAACCGAGTAGGACGAATTTAATAAGTCAATCGGAGTATGTAAATGGTTCACCCGATGTATCTAACTCAACAATTACATCAAATGCTGCGACATCTCCCCAAGGATTAGTTAATGCAAGTAAAGTAGTTCCAAATACATCAAACACATTCCATTGGTTTGGTCAAGTTTTTAACTCCCAATCAAGCGGTAATTACACGCAGACTATTTTTGCAAAGGCAGACACATATAATCATATATTTATGGTTATTCGTACCGATGGTGGTTCGGAAAGATATGGTGTTAAATTCAACTTGTCTAATGGTACATTTGTAGATGAGATAATATTTGGTACACCATCACAAACCAATTATCTTATTGAAGATTATAGCAATGGATGGTATCGTTGTAGTATTTCTTCCAACCATAGTAGTGGAGCAGTTATCGCTTTATTTGGAGCGTCATTAGGTGGTGCATTAAGTTCTATAAATAATGAATTTGCAGGAGATGGCACATCTGGAATCAATGTCTTCGGAGCTCAACTTGAAACAGGAAGCTACCCAACATCCTACATACCTTCCTATGGGGTTTCTGTAACTCGCGCAAAAGATTCGTGTGTTAATTCAACTGTTGCTACTTCAACTGACTTTACCATATTCTTTGAAGCTAAAGACTTTTGTTTAATAAACGGAACTACGGGGGGAAGTTATGACCAGGTTCAATTTGTTTTTAGTGCAACGGGAGGCGCCTATGATTCGGGAGGAAGTTACCACATTTACGCTAATTCACTTTACTATTATGATGGGACTGCGAATACTTCTTTTGGACAGATTTTTAATAACCAAACCGATTCAAAGTTTGCTATAGTAAAAAGAGGAAATAAAGGTATTATTTACGCTAATGGTGTAAAGAAAACAGAAATAACATTACCAAGCGGAGCAGATGCAAAGGTGATAAATTGGGACACCATTGACCTTACTCAATCCCTTCAAGATGCTCAAGGCGATATCTTTGGTTCTAAGTACCAACAGATTTTGAAATTCAACAGCGGTTTATCTGATGCAGAACTTGCAACTCTAACAACAATATAATATGACACGACTAACAAGAAAGTACGAATTTGTAAACGAAGCCGCAGCAGATGCCGCCATCGCATTATTACCAACCGATGAAGAGGGCAACCCTACTCACGAGCATTTAGTAACCAAGCTAGGTTATCTAGTGGTAACACCCCCAATATTTGATAACGAGTTTGAGCAGATAACCGCACCTGTGTTATCAGAAAAATACGCAGTAGATGTGTATTGGGGCAACGAGGCAGATGTTTCTTGGGATAGCTTTATAGTATGGCCTACACCAATGGGGATTCATACTTATGGCTCTTCAAGTTCTAGAAACGAATACGAGGCGAAATACTGTGATTTGTTTCCTGAAAGCCTATACTGTACCCCACCTGAACCACTCGAGTAAATTTAATACATTTGACTAAAATATAATATTATGTCAAAGATTACAAAAGGTGAATTGCAAGAGTTAAAAGCTCAAGAAACAAAAAAGGGAGCTATCCTGCACGATTTAGGTTTGTTAGAGATACAGAAACACGCTTTAGCGCATATGTACACCAACTTACTTAATGAGCAGATAGATTCTAATAATGCTATTGAAGCCCTTTATGGTAAAATAGACATAAATCTTGAAGACGGTTCTTATAAATTAATTTCAGAAGATGAAAAAGATAAGTAAACACATAACGTACAAAGAAGCTACTCACTCCAACTACGCTAAACAATACAAGATAGCTAACAAACCAAGTTCTGAGGATATCGAGAATATGGAGTTACTAGCTGAGAAGGTATTTGAACCGCTTAGGGAGTGGGTAGAAGCACCCATAAGGGTCAATAGTATGTTTAGGTCTTTAGAATTAAATAGTGCCTTAAAAGGCGCGCCACGCTCTTCACATATGAAAGGTCAGGCTTTTGATATTACTTCAATGGGTGGTAAGACTAATCTTGAGATATTTCATTACATAAAAGACAACCTACCTTTTGACCAGTTGATATGGGAATACGGAGCTGAACCAAAATGGCTTCACGTTTCTTATGTAAACGAGGCAGAAAACAGAGGTCAGGTATTAGTAACAAAAAGAGCAGGGGTTTATCACACTTGGTCACCTTGTAAAAACTGCTAAAATGCCTATACCAAACAAAAAGACTGGAGAAAAACAAAGCTCTTATATGATTCGCTGTGTACCGCAAATGATGCAGTACCACGATAAATCACAAGCGATAGCTATTTGTTACCGTTCCTTTCAGGGTAAGATGTTAAACCTTAAAACATATAATGACTATCCTCAAAGCGTTTCTAATAACGCTAAAAAGGTGTTAAGGTGGCGAGATAAATATGGTGATGAAGTTAAAGGTATGACCAGAGTTGGATGGGTTAGAGCTAACCAACTGGCAAAGCGTGAGAACATAAGCCGCGAAACCATAGCGAGGATGTCAGCTTTTAGGAGACATCAAAAAAATGCTGAGGTAAGCGCAGAATTTAAAGATACCCCTTGGAAAGACAAAGGCTACGTAGCTTGGTTAGGATGGGGTGGAACAAGTGGTATTAATTGGGCATCAAAGAAGTTAGAACAAATTGACAAGAAATGAAACACGACTATCAAACACTAGCTATAAATGCAGGTAGCTTTGGAATTTCAATGAGTAGCATAGATGTAGCCTTAAAAGTGGTTCTTTTGTCAATCACTATTTTATATACACTTCAAAAGTGGTATTTGCTTAATAAAAAGAAGTAATGCAAAAAAAAAAGTTTGCAGATACTAAAGCAGGTATATTCCTAAAGACTGCCTCTCCTAAGATACTTGACGTACTGGGTAATATAATACCAGATGCAGGTGTTTTTAGCCTTATTAAAGACCTTATTGTTAAGGATAGCGTGTTACCCCCTAAAGACAAAGAAGTAGCCTTAGAACTTCTTAAAATGGATGTAATAGAAATGCAGGAAATTAGCAAAAGATGGGATTCAGATATGAAGTCCGACTCTTGGCTGTCTAAAAATACTAGACCTCTTACCTTAATATTTCTTACAGCTTCAATGGTGTTTTTTATTATGCTAGATTCTTTATATATAGACTTTGGAGTAAAAAACGAATGGATAGATTTACTTAAATCACTATTAATTACCGTATATGTTGCTTACTTTGGCTCTAGAGGAGTTGAGAAATTTAAAGCAATAGGTAAATAGTGTGTAAATACAAAAGTTCTCAGATATTTCTATACTGGGATGATGAATTAATTAATAAACCAAATAATATGACTGAAGATTTCGAAATGAATGACAGCTTTGCTGACTTCGTTGATGACTTAACAACAAGTAAAACTAATGAAAATGCTTGTTCTATTGACAATCCTGATTGCGAAGGCTGCGGTTCTTGATTAGTATATAGCTGCAGTAATATTATTTTCTAATAGTTTATATGTTTATAAGCTAATAATTAAAGTTTGTTACTTTTCTAATAATTTAAAAAATGTGAAGTTATTACTTTTCTATTTTAAAAACAAAAAAAATATGATGTATTCAAAGAAATTAGTAGATAAGACTTTTAATTGTAAGCGTTTAACTGATAAACAAAAAACAGACAGGCTTTTAGAAATTGATGCTATACAATACACAAATTTAGGTTTAGATTCAACAATAGAAGAAAAGAAAGCGGTAAAGTTCAACAGTCAATATTTATATGAGGTCATTAAAAAAATAGATTTAAGGCTTGGTAAAACACTTTTGTACAATGGCTAAAAAACTTACAAGAACAAAGCTGGTTAAAAAGCTGGATACAATATTTAGCCAATATATCAGACAGGTAAATTCAGTTAATGAAATAGCTACCTGTTTTACTTGCGGCAAACAAGACCATTGGAAGAAGCTACAAAACGGACACTTTCAATCTAGAAGACATTACTCAACTAGATGGGATGAGGTAAATTGTCAAGTACAATGTGCAGGATGTAATGTGTTTAAATATGGTGAGCAGTTTATATTTAGTCAGAATCTAGACAGAAGGTTTGGAGAAGGAACATCAACTGAGCTACATCAAAAAGCTAGTCAAACAATTAAGATAACAAACCCTGAATTAGAAGAGTGGATATTTAAGTATCAAAGTTTGGTTAACAATATGTAAAGCACTACATTTGAGTGTTCTGTTTTTATTACTAGGAAAAGGGGTTGGTTTTGTACCGCCTCTTTTTTTTTGCTTAAATAGTAGAGTTATTAATTTTTTTGTGTATATTTACATCAGTAATAACCACAGACACAGACACAATGACAACATCACAACTACAATCGTTCGCAACTGCAAAAAACATCAACCTTATTATTGAAGTTGATGAATTTGAAACGTTTTATGGAATCAACTACGGACGTGGTAACAAATATTATTGGTTTTCAATTACTCAGACCACAGACCGTCTGTCTTTTGAATACGTATATAATCAAAACACAGGTGCAAAGCAGAGACTAGCAAACGACTTTTATAGAGTTAATTTTGCAGTAGAAAAGTTTTTAGCATAATAATAACAACAACAAAAACAGAACAAATGAAAACACAACGAGACGATTTAAAAGATCAAGCAAACGCTCTAGAAGCGCAGCTAACAGCAGCAACTAAATATGGGGACGGTGTAGACCTTATGGACATTTACCGCAAGCTAGACAAGGTTAAATCACTTATAGAAGCGATACGATAATGGGACAATTCTTTACACACGAAATGAAAGATGAGGTAATACAAGAACTTAAATTTAGGGTTGAAGCCTTAATGAAAAAGGTTGACCAACTAGAAAAAGGGCAGCAAGTAAAAGACCTTGAACAACACAATTCTTTTTTAGAATCACAGGTTGAAATATTACACAGAGATATTGCGAATATTCACTTTAATCAAACAATAGGATGGACAGAAACAAATTAGTAGAATTGTACAAGAAGTACGATTTAACAGCAGACGATGTTTTTAAACATCAACATTATGTAATCATAACCCGAACGGGTATTGATAAGATACAGGCCGTTGAGCAAATAGTAATAAATTATGAGGTCATAAGGTGTGAACCGAATTACTCAGTATTTAAAGCCAAGGCGGTCAAAGAAGGAAAGTCAATAGAAACTTTTGGGAGTGCATTAAAAGGTGATACCTTTAAAGAAGGAAACTGTAATAGTTGGTATGTAGCCGAGATGGCCGAAAAAAGAGCTATGAGTAGAGCCGTTTTAAAGTTGACAGGTTTTTACGAGTTAGGAGTTTTTGGGGAAGATGAATCAGATAGTTTTAAAAAATAATTAAATAAATACAATAAATTATGGGAGCAATCATTAACGCATCAATCAACATCGCAAAACTGCCAAAGGAAAAATTCGTAGCAGGAAAGGATGGGGCTGTATGGTATAATTTTACCATTTCAATCAATGACGAAACACGATATGGCAACAATGTATCGGTAACAGATGCAAGAAGCAAAGAAGAAAAAGATGCAGGTAAGCAATTATCTTATCTAGGCAACGGAAAAGTTGTTTGGATTAAAGATGCACAAGGCACAAGTGGAACTATTTCACTAGCCGAAAGAGAAGAAAAAGCAGAAGATGCTAGAACAGCAGTTTCTTCAGAACTTAATGATTCTGATTTGCCTTTTTAATATTTCTTTTTAATAATTACAAGGGGGTGTAGGCTAATAATTTACACCCCCTTTTTTTTACCTTTATATAATGACAGACACACTATTTACACGCACACCTCACGAAATACTAATGCAAAATATTGAGGATGATTGTTTTGTTGACACTTCAATACCTATTGAATATCCACCAGTTGCTTTATCCTTTGGTGAGAAACTAATTAAAAACCCAAAAGGGGATTCACTATTGCCTATACCATTAGGAACATATGGGAACTTCAGTTGTGTAAGCGCACCACCTAAGACTAAGAAGACATTCTTTATATCATTATTGGCTTCTGTTTATTTAAGCGGCCAAAACATATACGGTGGAGACATTAAAGGTCATAGGGACAAAGGGCATCTCGTACACTTTGATACTGAGCAGGGGTTATGGCATTGTCAAAAAGTATTCAAACGAGTTTATGATATGGATTCTACCATTGACCCAAACATATACCACACCTTTGGACTTCGTTCTATTTCATATAAGCAGCGTTTAGAGTTTATTGAACACTATCTATCTAAAAAAATAAATACGCCCTCACTCGTTATCATAGATGGTATTGCCGACCTTGTTAGTGATGTAAACAATATAGAAGAAAGCAATGCAACGGTTCAAAAACTAATGCAATGGAGCGCGGTGTATAAATGCCACATTATTTGTGTGATTCATCATAATTACGGAACCGCTAAAATGACTGGCCACTTAGGTAGCTTCTTAGAAAAGAAAACAGAATGCCAAATAGAGTTAGAAGCTAACACAGTAAACAAAGATTGGATAACTGTAAATTGTAAAAGAAGCAGGGGTTACGCCTTTGAAACATTTAGCTTTAAAGTTAACGAACGCGGATTACCTGTTATAGTAGAAAACTTATATGACCCTTTAAAATGAGCCAAAAAGTAATGATTTTAGTTGCTAAAAAGCACAATACTTGGATTGATATTGTTTCAACATTTGGTTGTACTAGAAGGGTGGCTGAAGACATTACTCAGGAGATGTACATTAAGATACAACTACAAGTAGAAAAAGGGTTGGATATAATGTATGAGGATGACATAAATTACTATTATATTTTTAAGACCTTAAAGAGTTTATTTTACGATTTAAAAAGAAGGCAAAAAGGGATTGTTATAATAGAGTTAGAAAAACATATAGAAGACTTAGGAGACAGCCAGTACGCTCATAATGACGTAAACTACGAAGAAGCATATAAAATAATTGAGAAAGAATTATCTGAAATGCATTGGTGGAATAGAAAAGTTTTTGAAATAGCTAATGGTGGCGAAAGCATTGCGGAGCTGTCAAGGCAATCAAAAATATCTTACTCTATCTTGTACAACACTTACAGGAATGTAAAAGCCAAATTAAAAAAGCTGTTATGATTGAATACTTAATAGAAGATAAGGATATTCAATACGCTTATAAAAAACTGGAAAACCTTCACGACATTACAAATTCAAACCCTAGTAAATTTGGTTATGAAAAAAAAAGAATTTTAGAAGGTTATATTGGAGAGCGCATCGTAATGAGGTTTTTAAACATCAAGAATGATATTGATGCTTTTGATTATGATTTGATTTCTAATAAAAACAAAAAACTTGAAGTAAAAACTATAAGTTGCAATTTCAAGCCTTTAGATAATTATTTATGTACTGTTAACTCTCACGACCTAAATGGTGTTCACAAACAAAAAGCTGATTATTATATTTTTCTAAGAATATTAAAAGATTACAGTAAATGTTGGGTTCTTGGTTGGATAGGTTGTAAAGAATTTTTTACTCAAGGTGAGTATGTAGCAAAAGGAAAAGATTTTGGCCAGTTTAAATTTGAAAGAGCAAACGCGACTGTTTTACCAATTAATAAATTAAATAAATTTTCAAAATGAAATTAGGAGACATTATTTTTTATATAACCAAGTACACAGGCATCAAGTTGCTAGTGGAAACGTATCATTCTTTTAAAGGCACAAAATGTAACTGTGACAAAAGAAGAAAAAACCTCAATGACTTAAAAATAAAAAGATGACAAAATTCAATGATACAGACTACAACGATTGGGAGCAGTTTCGAGTGGCAGAAAACAAGGACGTTATCAGCCCAACAGAGTTTGAATTGGTTTGTGACCTGCACGCAAGGTATTTCAAGCATACCTATTATAAGCCTTGTACTTGTAGCCCGAAAACCATAAACAAATGGATTCAAGATTTAAACCTAATTTGGACTTACACAAGGAATGGGGATAAGTAAAGTTCACCAATGGGAAAAGGCGGTTGTGATACTTCTTAACTCTAACGGTTGGCAGTTAGAATGGTCAGGTGAGGGTATGTCTAGGTATGATGCCGTAGGTAAGACACCCAAGGGGTTGGATTGCGTAATAGAAATGAAATTCCGCAATAAGCACTATGACACGAAGATGCTTGAGAAAGACAAGTATGATGCTTTAATGAGGTTAGACAAGGACGTAATCAAAATATTTTATGTCTTTGACCCTAAAGGTAACTTCCTTTACTACCTCAACACATTAAAGCTACCTAAGCCAGTAAAAAAGTATTGTCCTGACACTACAATGTGGACTAAAAAGAAGCTCTTAAAAGAGGTGTACTTGCTAGAAGAAAATGGTGCTGTTGTGATAAATATAAACTTCTCTAAATAAAACTTATTAAACTTTTTGTTTATAATGATATTCGTTGTATATTTAAGTATTGAAAGGGGGGTGTCTACTGCTAGTGGAGATAACTTAACCTACTTAGAAATCAAATCAAGTCTCTGGGCCAACTCTTTCTTTATTTTTATTAATTAAAAACAGAACAAATGACAAACAAGGACGCTTACAAGTACGGAGAAATTTTAGGACAACTTATGTCTTTTGAAAATGTACACGCCAAAGGACAAGAGCAAAAAGCAATAATACAACAAACGATAGCTGATATGTCAGAATTGTTTGATTCTTTAAATAAGGGGTAATGAAAATAGGCCACGAATCACTTCTTTATATTAAAGAACAAATAGAATTGCACACAGAAGCTGACCCAAGTATTACAGATGTAATAATCACATACCAAATAAAGGACACAGGTAAGGCTAAAAACTTTTTGAATTTATCCATAAAACTAACATAGTATGAGCCTAGTAGACGATTTATCAGCAGAATTAATACGCTTAGAACATCAGTTAGAATCATCTAAAAAACATACCTACATAGGGGAAACCCACAGCTTACACGCTGCGGATGGTGAGCTTATTATAGCATACGGAGATGACCAATGGTTAACAATAGCGGTTGACCAATTATTTCAAGACTTACCTGCTATCATAAACCTCGTTTGTTTAGAGCAAATTAAACAACAAGACAGCACATTGCAACGCATTAAAAATGAGTTAAAAGAATTATGATACTGCTAGTAGATGCAGACAGTTTAATATTTGCCAGTTGTTACAAGCAAAGGGAAAGCCCTGACGATGACCCGTATCACTCAGACATATACTTTGCTCGTAATAAGTTTGATGAGCAGTTTATGGCTATCGTGAACCATCTAGAGATGATGTACACCATAGACAAGGTTCTTACATTTAGCGGTTCAAAAGGTAATTTCAGGAAACTGATAACAAGAAAATACAAAGCCAATAGAAATAAACAGGAACTTCCACCATTGTTAAACGAGATGCACGCCTACGCAAAAAAGCAATATGATAGTATCTATGGTTACGGAGTTGAAACTGACGATATGGTCGCAAGGTACTGGCATAACATTGCTAAAGACATAGGGCGTGACGAAGTTATGATTGTAAGCATAGACAAGGACTACAAACAGTTTCCTTGCCTTATGTACAATTATCACTACAAGCATAAAGAGGTGTATGATATAAGCGAAGAACAAGCGTTATACAACTTCTATGAGCAAATGATAGCAGGAGACACCGCAGATAACGTGAACTACTTTAAAGGAAAAGGAAAAAGGTTTGCTGAGAAATACTTTGCAGGTTGCTACACTAAATACCAGTACACAAGGAAGCTATATGAGCTATTCCAAAAAGAATACAAAGGAAAGGCGCGACAGAAATACGCTGAATGCTATCACCTTTTAAAACTAAGAATTGATTAATGAAGAACCCTACACCAATACAAATTGGAAACGAAGTCAAAAGACTAGCAGGTATAGATGTTTACAGAAACACAAGGGCCGCACAATATGTCGAGTACCGCGCTTTGATATGTTTTATTCTAAGGGATAAACTACAAATGAGATGGACATACATAGCCAGTTTCTTTCAATCACAGGGAAAGCATATGGACCACGCCAATGCAATGCACTTGGTTAAGATGTACCCTATTTACAAGGTGTATAATAAAAAGCTACAAAAGCTAGAAGATAAATTCTTTTTCACAGCCAATGTTCCCTTTGACGAAATTGATAAGATAAAATACTTAGAAAAAAAATACGTCAGGTTGGAAACAGAATATTTAGATTTAAAAAACAAATTTAAAAACCCATTGGTGAATCTTGTTTTAGATGTTCCAACACATAGAACGCAAGAAATGAAGGGCAAGATAAAAGCGATAAAAAACACTTGGCTAAAAAACATAAGAGGGGGCGGTTTAAACTAATTAATATTAGTCTTTACTTGGGGAAGTAAGCCGCTTTCCTTTTTTTTTATAAGTGCACGACATATTAGGGGAGTGCGGACAGTTTTTGTGCTAGGAGTAGGCAAGGATTAAAATGCTCCCCTTATACATTGTTAAAGAGAGGGGCAGTTCACTATGAATTAATCCCTTGAAGGGAAACACTTTTGGTTAAATACAAGCTGACCCCTCTTTTTAATATTTACAAAACAAAAAAAATAATTGAATTAAACACGTTATATGATTATGATACAAAAAGTTAAGATTACCGAAATATTCTCAAACCCCAATAATCCTCGTTCAATAAGAAAAGACAAGTTTAATAAATTAGTCAAGAGCATTAAGGAGTTCCCTGAGATGCTTCAGCTACGCCCTATCGTCGTTAATAGCGATATGCATATACTAGGGGGTAATATGAGATTTAAAGCGTGTGAGGAGCTTGGTTTGAAAGAAGTGTATATAATTAAGGCCGAAAACTTAACTGATAAGCAAGTGCAGCAATTTGTTATTAAAGACAATGTAGGCTTTGGTGAATGGGATTGGGATATACTGGCCAACGCTTGGGACACAAAAGAATTAAAAGATTGGGGAGTAGAAATTCCTGTTTTTGATTTATCAGATGATGCCAAAGATTTATCTGATGCAGTAAAAGAATCTTTACGACTGGAAGTTGAAACAGAAAATGAAGAAGAACAAGAAAAATTATATAACGAATTTATTGAAAGAGGATACATATGCCGAATTTTGACATTGTAAAAAAGACCAAACCAGAATTGACTTTTAGAGTCTCTTCTATTATTGGCAAATTTGATTTACAATCTGAAGAAGTAATAGAAAACTTTAAGGGTGAAATAAATTTTCCTGAAGATTGGAATATAGGATTGATTGTGGGGAAAAGCGGTAGTGGAAAGACCACAATAGCAAAACAGTTGTTTGATGATTTTTATATAACAAAATTTGATTACACCAATAAATCTATATTGGATGATATGCCATCTCATTGTACTGTTTCAGAAATAACTAATGCATTTAATTCTGTTGGTTTTTCTAGCCCACCAAGTTGGTTAAAACCTTATTCTGTTTTATCTAATGGTCAACAAATGAGAGTTGATTTAGCAAGAGCTATCTTAGAACAAAACGAAATGATTGTTTTTGATGAGTTCACAAGCGTAGTAGATAGAAATGTAGCTAAAATAGGAAGTTTTGCAATTCAAAAATCAATAAGAAAAGCTAAAAAGAAATTTATAGCTGTTGGTTGCCATTATGATATAGAAGAATGGTTAATGCCGGATTGGGTATTTAACACAGACACAATGTCCTTTCATTCATTTGAGGGACAAAAAAAAAATAGACCAGATATCAAATTTAAAATCTACCAAGCAGCAGATAAATCAATTTGGAAGATGTTTTCTAGACACCATTATTTAAGCCACAATCACAACAATGCTGCAAAAGTTTTTATAGCAACTATCAATGATGAAATAGCTGGGTTTTTGAGCGTATTACATTTACCTCATCCAAGAGCTAAGACAATAAAAAAAGTTCATAGGTTAGTTATACTGCCAGATTATCAAGGAGCTGGATTTGGCCTTAAATTTTTAAATGAAGTTGGAGCTATATATAAAAAAGAAAAATGGAGGTTTACCATTAAGACTTCTGCACCAAGTTTGATTTATGCATTAAAGAAATTACCTAAATGGAATTTGAGACAGTACGGTAGACATATGGGCGGAAAAAGCGGAGTTATACATTCATCAAGTGATAAATCACAAACTTCCAAGCATAGATTAACGGCTTCATTTGAATTAAAATAATAATATAATATGAACAAAAGTAGACACATAAAAAAGGAATCACTTTTAAAAGCACTTGAGCAAAGTTTAGGTATTGTTACAGTAGCTTGTAAGAAAGCAGATGTGCCACGCAGTACATTCTATAAATGGTTAAATGAAGATGACGAGTTTGCTAAAGAAGTTAAGGATATTGAGAACATAGCTTTAGACTTTGCCGAAAGCCAGTTGCATAAACAGATATCAGATAATTCAACTTCAGCAACTATATTTTACCTGAAGACAAAAGGGAAAAACAGGGGTTATGTAGAGCGTCAAGAAATAACTGGCGTTGAGGGAATGCCCACTAACTTTCAAATTGAGATAATTGGTTCCGCAAAAGATAAAGACTAATGTTGTCTATGAGCATTTAATAGATAACGATAAAAAGATTGTAGTTGAACAAGGTGGTACAAGGTCGGGCAAGACCTATAATATCATCTTGTGGATTATATTCCAATACTGCACAACAAACCAAAACAAGATAATCACAATCTGCCGTAAGACTTTTCCTAGTTTACGGGCTACGGTGTTGCGTGATTTTATAAGCATACTACAAGCCAATAATATATACAGCGAAAAGTTCCACAATAAATCTAATTCAGAATATCACCTGTTTGGAAACCTTGTTGAGTTTATATCTTTAGACCAACCCCAAAAGATTAGAGGGCGTAAAAGGGACTTGCTTTTTATTAACGAGGCGAATGAATTATACTTTGAAGACTGGCAACAATTATTATTTAGAACACAAGAAAAGATAATTCTTGACTTTAACCCTTCTGATGAATACCATTGGATTTATGATAAGGTGTTACCTAGAGAAGATTGCGCCTTTTTTAAAACAACATACTTAGACAACCCCTTTGTTGAGGATTCTATTATACAGGAAATAGAACGCCTTAGAGACACCGATGATGAATATTGGCAGGTATACGGGTTAGGGGAAAGAGCAGCCAGTAGGAGTACGATATTTAAATACACAGAGGTAAACCAAGTTCCGATAGATGCAGCTTTAATTGCTTACGGAATGGATTTTGGTTACACTAATGACCCGACCACCTTTGTAGCGGTATACACCCAAGGTCATAACCTGTATGTCAAAGAACATTTGTATAGAACCCAAATGACCACACAGGACATCAACCTGTTTCTAAGGGGTGAAAACCTTTTATCTAACCCTATCTATGCTGATAGTGCTGAACCGCGTTTAATTAGTGAGCTAAGACGTATGGGACACAATATACTTCCAAGCATTAAGGGGCGTGATTCTGTCAACGCAGGTATTGATTTGCTAAAGCGTTATAAGATTCACATACTAGCCAGTTCAACAAACGCAATATCTGAGTTTAGAAACTATAAGTGGAAGGAAGATAAAGCGGGTATGCTTATAAACACCCCTGAAGATAAACATAACCACATCATTGACCCTTGTAGGTACGCTACATACTCTATTCTATCAAGGCCAAACTTCGGCAAATACACTCTTCATTAAATAAGTTATTAAATTATTTGTGTATTAAATATATAGCTGTATATTTACACCAGTAATAACAACAACAAAAACAGACACAAGATGAGCGCATTTAACGAGAACAATTTTTTACTAGAGTTAGAAGACACAATTACAGTAGAACAACCTGAAGATGTTTGGGAATTAATTCACCAAGAGATTGACAGAGAATGTACTTACTACTCAGATTGTTTTGATATTGTTAAAGCATTGAACTTTACAAGCTGGGAAAACAATGACTTCGGAGATATCACCAACATCACAGAAGCCGCTTTTGCAGCCTTATACGAATGGGTTCAAGACAACATCACTTTACCAGTAGAATAAAAGTTATTAAATAATTTGTGTATTAAACATATACTCCTTATATTTACATAAGTAATAACAAACAAAACAACGATTATGACAATTCAAGAAATTACCACAACATTGATTAGCAACTTCAACAGTAACGAGAAGCCTGATTTTTTAGCTCTACAAGCATTAGATAAACTACAAAAAGATTCTTTCGTTAAGGAAATCAATAGTAACCTAATGCAAATAATCAAATAATATGGACTTTGACTTTGACTTTATATACGGCAATGACACAATATACTTAACTGGTTCAGTAGGTTACGTAGGCACACGAGGAGACTACGACACGCCTTCAGATTATGAAGCGGCTTATAACCCTGAAGACATAGAAATCACCATAAGCGCCTTGGAACACTCAGAAACGGTTGATTGGTCTAGAATAGACAGGGAGTTGAAAGACGAAATTGTTAAGCAAATAGATATGCGGGTGTAATCGTCTAATAAATAAAATATACTTAATGTCTAAAAGGAGGCGGTCAGAAATGGCTGCCTTTTTTTATTTAGATTTGTCATTATAAAAAGTTTCATTAATTACGTTATATAAGTATGGCAATTAAGATTACAATACCCACTTCATTAAAAGACATCACGTTAGGTCAGTACAAACGCTTCTTAAAATTAGAAGACTCTATTGAAGACGAAAGGTTCTTGAACGCAAAAATGATTGAAATATTTTGCGGCATTGAATTGGAACAGGTTATGCTCTTACAAGTAAGGGACTCTCAAGAGATAGTAAATATATTGTCACAACTATTTGACGAAAAGCCCACCTTAGTTAAACGCTTTAAACTAAACGAAGTTGACTATGGTTTTCATCCTCAATTAGATAACCTTACGTTAGGTGAATACATTGACCTTGATACTTATATAGGTGATTGGGAAAATATGGAAAAGGCTATGAACGTACTTTATAGGCCTGTAATTGTAAAGCTAAAAGACAAATACACTATTGATGAGTATGTTGTGCAGAACGATGATTTGTTATTAGATATGCCAATGGATGCTGTAATGTCCTCTATTTTTTTTTTGTGGAATTTAGGACTAGACTTAGCGAAAACTATGACGAACTCTTTGGAGGAGGGGGAGGAGAAAGCCTTGACGCAGTATCTCAATTCTCAAGAAAATGGGGTTGGTATCAGTCAATTTACGCACTCGCTCAAGGCGATGTTACAAGATTTGAAGATATCACTAAACTAACCGCGCACACTTGTTTTATGATGCTATCATTTATAAAAGAAAAAAACGAGATAGAGGCAAAACAAATTAAAAAGAATTTCAAATGAGCAACGAAGGCGTAAGGGGTTTTTACCAGTTAACAGAAACAATCAAGACAGAGTTACTGCAAGACCAAAACATAAACACAGTAACCACAGGAGACATCTCAGACGTTAACCTTAACAAGCAGGATATATTTCCGCTTGGTCATATTATAATTAACAGCGTAATAGATGAGGAGCAGATACTAAGATTTAATATTACTATTCTAGCCTGTGACATTGTTAACCAATCTAAAGAATCAACAATTGACAGGTTCAGAGGAAACAACGATGTGCAGGATATATTGAACACTCAATTAGCGGTGCTTAACAGGCTTATTCAGCGACTTAGAATGGGTACACTATACACAGATATGTATCAGCTAGATGGAAGCCCTAGCCTCACGCCATTTTATGACAGGTTTGAAAACCAACTGGCAGGATGGTCAGCTACTATGGATGTGATGATATACAACGACATTTATATCTGCTAATGGACTTTAACAACCTTGACGAAATACTGAACAAATACGCTAAGTATGTAGTGCAACAAGCAAAGTCAAACCTGACCAAAGACCAAAAAGGAGCGGGGGCATTGTACAACTCTATATCATATGACGTTGAACAAGAGGCAACCGACTTCTTAGTAGATTTCTTGATGGAAGACTATGGCATATTTGTAGATGAGGGTGTTAAAGGTGCAAATCCTAGCTTGATAAAAGGTGGGGTACAAAAAGCACCGTTGAGTAAATTTAAGTATACAAACAAAATGCCGCCTATGCAGATACTGGCAGACTGGGCAAAGAGCAAGAACATAAGATTTAGAAACGCAAAAGGACAATACCAAAAAGGCAGTAATAGGTCTATGGGTTTTGCTTTACAAAGAAGCATATACGCTCAAGGTCTAAAGGGAAACAATTTCTTTAGTAAGCCGTTTATTGCTGGATTAGAAAAACTACCTACTGATATGCTTAAAGCCTTCAGTCTTGATATTGAGAATGCAATAATACTAGGAACAAAGAAATAAATTATGCCAACTAATTACGGTTTAAGAACACCCCTATACGCACAAGCATCTACGGGGAACAATTTAATAAAATCTGCAAAGTTATCATTGACCATTAGTGGTTCATTGGTTTATGCTATTGTAAAAGATGTGATAACTGGTGTGCCAGTAACCTTTGAAATTTCTGAACTGCTTAGAGATTACCTGACTGTTACTATATCGGATACACCAGGAACAACTCCTATTGTACAAAAAATAGTTTTCACATCAACCATTACTTTTTACTCAGCTATAAACGCAGGGGGTAGCGCGGTTGGCACTCCTTTACCTGCATTAAGCGGTGATGCGTACGAAGGTTACAGCCTTTTTATTGATGGCACAAACTCATCTATCCCATATCGTAACAGAGCTTCAAATCAACCTACTTGGTTACTAGCAGAAAAGACACCTTCAACAGCAGCCACCAATGACGACTTTGAGATATTTGTTCCTGAAGGTATTTCTGGCTTTGCTGCTTTTATGTCTGCTCAAGGTTTTGTCAGTTATCAATCTTACAACACGACAGACACCAGTAAAACAATAGTTGGGGTATTGTTAACTATCAATAGAATAAGCTGCACAAAATACGGTAAAGGAACTAAGGTCACTTTTGTAAACAGATTCGGGGTGTTACAAGATTTGTGGTTTTTCCTTAAAGAAGTCAAGACGATGGCTAAGACAAAGGAAAGTTATCAGGCGAATACTTTGATTTATAACGCTGGAGACACCACACCAGTTTACAACCAATCAAACCCTACTGTTAAAACACTAAACACACAGGCCAAACAAACCCACATTCA